GCCTACTGGCACGAGTCGCATAAGTACCTCGACAAGGTTCGCAAGACTCCGGCAGGCAGGGCGACGGAATCTCTCACGGAGAAGAAGCTCAATCTCAACGCGCCCGAGCATCTCCGGATTCTGGTCCACGGGTGTCTCAGGATTCCGACGAACGAAAATTTCGTGACTCCCAAGGGAAAACCCTCGATGTCGGACGAGGCGATCATCTGGATGATCGAGTGGGCGGAGAAGAAGAAAAAGGAAGGCATCCGTGACCTCCTGCTCGACCTCCGGACAGCGAAGAAAATCCTCAGCATCCGCTCGAAATATTTGACCAGTCTCGACAAGTACATCGTCGATGAGACCTTGCACCCGGACTACAAGCTGCACGTTCAAAAGACTGGACGGCTCTCGACCCAGAAACCATCGATCCACACCCTCCCCTACGGTTGTTTGCATGGAAATACTAGGGTCCGACTTCTAGATGGTCGATCTCCAACGATGAGGGAGTTAGTTGAGGAATATGGAGAAGGGGGGGAATTCTGGGTGTACTCAATTGATGGAGGGGGTAGGATTGTCCCCGGTTTGGCTCATTCTCCTCGGGTGACTAACACAAGAGCCCCCACGATTGAGCTTGTCTTGGACAACGGGGAGATTATAAGATGTACGCCCGACCATCTCTTTCGCTCGAAAAACCGGGGATATGTCCGTGCGGACGAGATTGCTGAGAATGACTCGATTACTCCCTTGCACACGAAGACTGATAAATGGGGTTACGAGCTTTTCTGGGACCCTGCATCTGACCGGTTTCTATATACTCATCGAAGGATGTGCGACGAAATTCACGGCAAGTGCCCTGCGGGACACGTCAGGCATCATGATGACTTCAACAAGAGAAACAATTCCCCTGACAATTTGAGGCAGATCCCCTACGGCCAGCATTGGATTATTCACGGGCAGAATGCTTCCAAACAGTTGGCAGCGTATAACAAATCTCGATACAAGTGGGAGAATCGAGCACGTCGGATTTACCGTGGAGTGAAACATCGACGCCTTGAGATGAATGAGGGAAATTGGACTCTGGTCAAGAAAGAAATTGATCGGCGGGGTCCGACTTGGAGATTCGCACAAAATCTCTTACCTTTTCTTCAGAAAAATCATAAGGTTGTTGAGGTCAGAGAAGCAACTCCCGCCACCGTTTACGACATCACGGTTGAGGAGCATCATAACTTCGCGTTGGACTCCGGGGTCTTTGTTCATAACTCGGATATCCGGCGACTCTTTGTGAGCCACTGGTACGGACAGGGAGGGCTCCTTCTTGACGCCGATGAAAGCCAGATCGAACTCAGGGTCCTCGCGATGCTCTGCGCCGATCCAAAGCTCAAGAAGGTGTTCGAGGACGGCGAGGACATCCATGCTCAGGTGACCGCCGAAATTTACGGTATCCCGCTCAAGAAAGTGAAGGAGACGGCGGACGGGAGGCAGAAACGAAGGCATACAAAGACCGTTGTCTTCGGGCTCCTCTACGGCAGGGGGGCCAAGGCCATTGCAAAAGCGACTGGCTTGACAGTCGGAGAGGCGCAGCGTATCATAGATCGCCTGTTTGACAGATTTCCCGCCATTGAAAATTACATTACCCAACAGCACAAATTCGTCAAGAAACATGAGTACGTCGAGAGCCCGACAGGTCGGATTTTTCCTTTGCCTCATATCCACAGCGGTCATCACGATCTTGAGGCGATGGCCGAGAGGCAGGCCCAGAACTATCCGATTCAGGGAGGGGCGAGCGATATCACTCTCTTCGCGATCCTCGACACGTACCGGGCGCTCCGCGACTATCAGAGCATCCCGGTAGGATTCATCCATGACGCCCAGATCGTCGATGTCGCTCCGGGTGAATTTCTTCCTGTTTGGGATATCGTCATCCCGGCGATGGAGACGAGAGTCCTTGAGTCGCCCGAGAACAAGATCCTACTCGATTGGGTGGACGTGCCCCTCAAGGTCGGGGCGCAGATCGGTGGCAGGTGGGACGGTGGCGTGTCGATCAGAAAAGTTGATGATCAGGTGTTCCGGTTGGATGGCCCCGTGCCGTTCTTCAAGGAGCTACAGCGAGAGATGAAGCCCGCATACAATGCAAAATTTCAAGTCGTCCGTCAGTTCACTGACCCGGACTGGACTCCGGTCGGGCTCTCTGCTCGACAGGCTTATGCCGGGGATGCCGCTGGAAAATTCCGTTGTGAGGTGGAGATGACATTGTGAACGACGCGGAGTTCACCATCAGAAGCCGATGACTACCGAGAAGAATGATGAGACCGGGTAATCTCCTATGAGCAGCGAAAAATTTCTAACCAAGGACCTCTTGCGCTCCGCCGGAGAGCTACTATCATCCTTCGGGGACATAGATAAGCTCGACCGTGGGATCGTCCTCAAGCTGATTCAGTCCATTCCGCTGCCCGAGGACATCCAGAAACCGCCGCAGGAACTCTCCAGTACCGGGGAGGTGGACGCGACTCTGGGCACCCTGATTTTCAAGTACTCGAACCGGCTCGATGAGCTTCAGGGGCTCCTCGACGAGGCCCGTGCCGGAGTGGCGGATGAAGTCATCGCCGCTCGCGATAAAGTCAGCCGCTCGACACCCCAGCACATCATCGATGCCAAGCTCAGCTACAATCCCTCCTACTCGAAAATGAAGGCTCGTGTGGACCGGCTCAAGCGGTTCGTTGAATTGCTTGAGGCGATGAAGTGGATGTCGGTTCGGAGAGGTGAGATGCTGATGGAACTGTACCGAAAGGAGTTCTAGGATTGCCGAGGGATTTTGATACGGAAGAGGTTCGGCCAAGGTCGAAGAGCATGGCTGAACTGGCGCGGGAGATCAAGAAGATTCGGGAGGAGCATGACTTTAAGACTCCTCATCTGATTGGCCCGACCGAATACCCGTTCAGCTTGACCTTCGGAGACGTGATGCTGGCGAAGCTCATGCTGGTCGTCACGGAAATTTCCGAAGCTGCCGAGGCGGTCAAGCACGACGACTACAAGAACTTTGCCGAAGAACTCGCGGATGCGACGATTCGCATCCTCGACATCGCGGAGACGAACCGCATTGATCTCGAAGCGGAGGTCAGGGACAAGATGCGGGTCAACCGTGATCGTCCGAAGAAGCACGGAAAGAAGACGACGTTGTAGTGACTCACCCCCTGAGAGAGAGGAGAGTGTACCGTGGTGAAGAAGCTCAAGAAACTGCCGTCTCAGAAGACAGGCAAGAAGAAGTCGAAGAAGACAGGGCGTAAGCCGTCCGTAGCGGAGGAGAAGAAGAGGCGAGTCCTCGGGAAGGTCGATGCTCAGGCCGCGCAGGAGTTCGTGGACCAGTTCGACTATCGCGAATTTCCGGAGGTCCCGTATTACAACTTCGACGAGGGCGCTCACAAGATTCGGGTTCTGCCCCCGTGGAGGAAAGGCGTCAAGATCCCGGGCATCTCCGTCTATCGTCACTGGAAGATCCCGAACCCGGATGATCAGTCGAAGGTGACGAGCCTCGTCTGTTTGGAGAAGACGTATCCGAACTCCGGGGTCTCCTGTCCGATCTGCGATGCGATCAGCGACATCGAGGACAAGGCGGGCATCGAGGTCAAGCGCGAGCGTGCCAGCCTTAAGGTCTACACCAACATCGTCGCTCGCTCGAAGAGGGATGAACAGAATCGGAAGTTCGTGTTCGATGACGAGCCGACAAAGGTCTGGGTGTGCCCGATGCCGACCAGTGTCTTCAACCGGGTCATGAAGTACTACAGGGACCCGGATGTCGGCGACGTGACGGACATCGATGAGGGTTACGACCTCACTGTCGAGCGGGTGGGGAGCGGGTTCGACACGGAGTACGATGTCCGCATCGTGCCGAGGCCGAGGCCGCTGTTCGACAGTCAGGACGAGATTGATGAGTGCATCGAGAAAATGTTCGATCTCGATGAGGTCATCGTGAAGCCTGACGATAAGGAGTACCTGAAGAAGATGAAGGGCTCCGCCGCGCTCCTGAAGCGGAAGTACATGGCTCCGGGTGACGACGATGACGATGACGAGGATGAGGAGATCGAGTACGAGGAAGCGGACGAGAATGGGCAGGAGGAGGAAGAAGTGGATGAGGGGGGCGATGAAGATGAAGACGATGACGACGATGACGAGGATGAGCCCACCCCCAAGAAGAAGCTGAAGAAGGCGAAGAAGCCTCCGAAGAAGTCGTCGAAGAAGAAGCGGCGTCCCGAGCCTGAGGAGGACGACGATGAAGAAGCCGAAGAGGATGACGGGGGTGAGGAGGTGGAAGAGGAGGAAGAGGCGGATGAGGGCGACGAAGACGAACCTTCAGAGGAGGAAGAAGGGGACGAGGAAGTCGAGACGCCCGACGAGGCGATCAAGGCGCTCGGGCTGAAGCCTCTCAACACCCCGGCGGTGAAGGAAGCGGTGAGAGTAGGTGGCCCGAAGTGCTACGCGCAATACCCGAGGGTGGCGAAGAAGTATCGGGAGGTGTGCGCTAATTGCGCCTTCGAGTTTCCTTGCTCGGAAGACTCGGGACTCGAAGGCCCGTACTGAGTTACGGGGTTTCTGATTTCTGACGGGAATCTTCGGCGCTCGCCGTTATATAGATGTGAGGGATTAGGCCCTGCGGGCGGGTAGATAACGGAGATCGGCACTGCCTGCCCGCCAACGGACAGAGTGGAGTACTGTGGCGGTGGCTGTGTGATTGATCGCAAGCCCACGGACGACGAAATCTTAGAACGCGCTCAGTGGCTGCTGGAGGCAGAAGCCGATGACTACCGAGAAGAATGATGAGTGTATCGTTGTGCCCGATGGTTACAGTTTATGCAAGGACTGTCGGGCTTCTCTGAGTGGGGCCGAGATCGAAGCCGATATCTGCGATGCCTGCCGCGATAAACGGGCTGGCGACAATTTCTGTCGTGCCGATTTATTTGGCTACAATTGCCACTGGTCTGAGTGTCCACAAAAACGCGACGGAGAACCAAAAGGCACAGGACGGCCTTGTCCATATTTCCGAACTTCCAAATTAAAGAAACGATAATGCTACATGGCTTCTCGAAGCCGAAGCCGACGACTAGCGGGAAATGACAAAACCATCCGCCGATGGGAGCACGAGGAGAACACACAATCATCCTGATCACTCACCTTGACCGGAGAGAACACATGACGAAACCCGATAAGGCTATCGCTGAGGCCCTAAGGTATGAGGTCCGAATCGAGTTGCCTTTCTGCAACAAAGCCAACTGCGCCAAAGTTGCAACGGATATTGAGAGGTCGTTCAGGAAGGATGGCTCAATCCCCGGTTGGCAGTGGCATTACGACGCTAATGTCCGAGTCGTTCAGACCGAGGTTCGTGTTGATGACCAAAAGGCATCGAGGGATGAGATATAGGCGATAGGCGATAGGGCGATGGCGAAGAAAAAGACGAAGGTGACGACAGACGCTCTCGATCAACTGATCGAGGCGACGAACAAGAGCATGAAGCAGACGGCCCTCATCCGGGGGACTCCATTGGCGAAGATCAAGGGGTTCTTCTCGACAGGGAATACGCTGTTCGATCTGTTCTGCTATGGTGGGATTCCGAAGGGTCGCTTCACCGAAATCTACGGGGCCGAGTCTGGAGGGAAGAGCACGCTCGCGGCGCAGATCATCGCCGAAGCTCAGAAGGAAGGCGCTCTCGTCACAGTCCTCGATTCCGAGGCGAGCATGACCCCGGAGAGCGTGTCCCGTTGCGGAGCCGACCTGTCAAAGATCGCATGGCACGATTCCTACATCGTCGAGGACGGATTCGAGGTCATCACACAACTGATCCGCCAGTACAAGGGGATGCCCGAATCGAGTCGCCCTCCTCTTCTCATCGTTTGGGATACGATAGCTGCGTCCCCCACACAGAAGGAATACGATGAGGGGGCCGGGCTCGCGGACAAGCCGAGAGTCCTCTCGGCAGGCTTTCGTCGAATTACGCAAGACGTGGCGAATTTGGGTGTGGCTATCCTCTTCCTCAATCAGGTGCGGGAGAAGATCGGGGCCTACGGCGATCCGGAGTTCTCTCCGGGAGGCCGAGCAGTCCGTCACCATTCGAGCCTGAGGGTGAAGCTGAATCCCGGGGCGAAGATCAAGCACGGACAGGTCGAGGTCGGCCAGACGATTCACTGTCGGGTGCAGAAGTGCAAGTATGGCTCGCCGGGGAGAAAGCTCTCCCTTCCTCTGTTCTACGAGCACGGATTCGATGAGTGTCGCTCGCTCATCTACTGGCTCATGGACAAGGAGCGGGGGGGACCACTGGCCAAGAAGAAGAGCGGGGTCTATCAGGCAGGTGCGTATTACAAAGTCGATCTTCCGGGCCTCAAGAAGCCGTTGAGCTTCTTCGACAGGCACACCGAGGTCATGCTCGGAAAGAGGAAGATCGGGGACGAGTTGAGAGCGTTCCTGCGACAGAGAGCGAGGGAATTGTGGGTGACTGCCTGATGGGGGAAGATGTTCAGAGTGCGGCGGGAAAAATCGTTGCGAGCGAGCAGAACGAATGGATGGGCCGTGCCGTGTGGGTCAGTGATCAATCTGAGGAATGGTGGCTCCGTGGATCAGACTGAAGGTAGAATTTCGGACCTCGAAGTCCGGGTGATGAGACTCGAAGGCAAGGTTGAGGAGACTCGGCAAAAGCTTATTCTTCTGGAAGAACATGGGTCCGAAGCGTACCACGATCTGTTGTCGGGAATCATTGGACAGCTTGGTGATCTGGCGACCATCGTCAGTCGTCTCACGACTCTGATCGAGGGATGAGAAAGGGGAATACAAATCGAGACGCAAAGGGAAGGGTGCTGGTTCAATGATCCATACGAGAACCCGCCGGAAGATGTACGTCACGCTGATCTGGGAAAAGGGGCTGTCCAAGAGGGTTGAGGAGGGGCTCTGCCACGAGATCGAGTTCATGGCGCTGCCTGCCAGTGAGGAACTGAGTTGTGTCGAGGTCCTCTGGCTTGGGGAGCTTGAGCGTCGGTCGTATCCGGTGAAGGATCTTGGGGTTGTGAAGGTGAGCTTTGCAAGGGAGAAGAGATGAACAACAAATCGTACAGCACGGAGGATGCCTTCGGACTCATTCGCTCCTTCACGAGGCATGTTGCCTTCGTGAAGCTCGCACTTCGGAGCCTGTCTCAGGAGATCGAGAACCGGGCCGAGATCCACGACATGAGCAAGTTGCTCGACGACGAGTTCGCCGGATTCGCGAGGATCAACAAGAACGCCCGGGTCCACAAGTTCGGATCTCCGGAGTACGAGCAGGGGATGCGGCAGGAGAGAGACATCATCGACCTGCACTTCTCGCGGAATCGGCATCACGCAGAGTGTCACGATGCCCCTGAGTTCATGACCTTTCTCGATGTGATCGAGATGGTTTGTGACTGGTGGGGTGCGGGCAAGGGCTACGATAGCCCGATGGAGTGGCGGGAGAGCGTGCGCCGGAATCTGGACTCGAAGGGGAAGTATCTGTCGCCCGAGCGGATATGGCTCGTGTGGGGGGTCGCCGAGTTCTTAGAGGAGAGGCTGGGATGACTGTACGTTCCGACAGGTTGGAGGACATCCTCCTTGGTATCGCGGTTCTCGAAGAGCGGATGAGTCAGAGAGGCAGGCTTCGGGCTCTGGAGATTCGGGTCACTGAGGTCGAGAACATGGTGCACTCGATTTCGGTTCTGTCGAAGAGAATCGAAGTGCTTGAAGAGTTGCTGGAGATCAAGGACAGTGAGGAAGACTAGACGCCATCTGATCATCGATGGGAGCAATCTCCTTCACCGTGTCTTGCACGTTCCGGCGATGAAGAAGCTCAGGAACATGGAGGGGAGGTTCACGGGCGGGCAGTACGGGGTTGTGCGAGCGATGAAGAGGACTATTGAAGAGCACAAGATCAACGGTGTCTGCATCGTGGTCTGGGATCACGGACACTCGAAGCGCAGGCAGAAACTTCTCGAAGATTACAAGCGGAAACCGGACAGGAAGGCCGAGAAGGTGGACGGAATCTTCTTCGACTACAACAAGCAGTTCAGGCTCCAGAGGGCGGCGGTGAACGAGGGGCTCCGTTCCCTCGGTGTCAAGGTCGCGGGAGTCCCGGGCCGGGAAGCCGATGACGTGATCGCCAAACTGGTCACCCTCATCAAGACCGACGATGTGGTGATCGCGACGGAGGATAAGGACTTTTACCAACTCGTTACTCCGAGCGTGTCGGTCTGGCGTCCGATCCTCGGGAGGCTATTCGATGTCGGATCGTTCATCGAGGAGTACGAGTTCGTCCCCCGTTATTGGGTGTTTCTTCGAGCGATGACCGGAGATCCTTCAGACGGGATTCCGGGCGTGGAAGGTGTCGGAGAGGCGACCGCGAAGAAGGTCGTGCAGGAGATGCAGCGACCGGATTTTCAGTCGTTGCTTCTGGCGATCTCCCGTCTCTCCGACACGGACAAGCGAGTGTCCCGGATGAAGAACGAGGAAGAGACTCTCAAGAGGAACGTGGCATTGATCGACCTCCGGGCCGAAAGATTCGAGTGGGAGGAGCTTCGCGAGTTGAAGGCATTGATCGAGGCTCCGACCGAGATTGACCCGTTGGAGTTCTCGAAGTGGGTCGGGAAGTACGAACTGGAGTCGGTGGAGGACTTTTTCATTCAGTACGTCGAAACCTTTAGACGGCTGGGAGGCAAGACATGAGCTACCTGATCGGGCGACAGTTCGTTGATGAGGACGAGGACCGTGACTTCGACGACTTCTTCGATGACGAGAACGATGAGGAGGATGATGAGGACGAAGGTGAGGAGGGCGGCGATCCCTACGACGACTACGACGACTTCGACGATGATGACGATGACTTCGACCCGGACCTGCCATGAACGACGATAGACCGAAGATCGTTCTCGTTGACTTCGACGGTGTGTTGCACAGCTACACGTCGGGCTGGCAGGGTGCGGATGTAGTTTCTGACCCTCCGGTCCTCGAAGCGATAGAGTGGTTGCAACACCTCGTCGAAGACCCCGGGCTCGATGTCCGGGTCTACTCTGCCCGTTCGCAGCAGGAAGGCGGCATCCCGGCCATGAAGACATGGCTCGAAGAGAACGGCTTCCCCGGGCACCTGTTACACAAGCTCGGGTTTCCGTGGAACAAGCCTGCCGCGTGGCTGACCATCGATGATCGGGCGATCCGGTTTGAGGGAGAGTTTCCGACCGTGCAGGAGATCCACGACTTCAGGCCGTGGTACACGAAAGGAGAGCCGTATCTATGAGGACGACGAGAGCGTGGAGGCATGATCGACCCCTTGAACCGGGGACGAGAGGACAACTCATCGCGAGGGATCAGGGCCACAGTCCTTTCATCGATGACGAGCCTCTGTTCGTCATCCGTGGCCGCGACCGGTTTGCGATTCCGGTTCTGCTGATGCTCAAGCTGATCTACGATGTCACGGACGAGGAGATCGCTGACTGGTACGAGTGGCAGAACAGCCATGAGCGGCACATTCGTTATCCGCAGAGTATGATGCGGCGGTTCGATCTTCCGAGGTTCCCGGACGATGTGGCAGGTAGTGGCGACCTTCCGTGATGGGACCCGGGTTTCCGGCCGTGCCCTCAGGATCGAATTCTACCGCGAATTCGGAGAAGAAATCGTTATTATTACGTGGGAGCGAGAGTCCCACGGTGAGGAAGTTGTCATGTACCGTAGCCAGATCGAGGGCATGTACCTCGTATCGGTGTCAGTGGAATGAGCAGGATCAGAGTCCCTGTCTGGGCTCTCGTGGGGCTTGTGTTCCTGTCCGCCGCCGGGGTACCGACCATCCTGTTGGGCGCCCGGTTCTGGCTGAACATTATTCGGAGTGACCCATGAGTCGAACTCTCGTCTTCGGTGATGTGCAGGTCTACCCGTTTTCTGAGTGGTCGAAGCCGACCGGTCAGCGAAGGACGCCGTTGCTCGATCTCTGCGAGAAAACTTTCGCGTGGCTGAGAGCGTGCCAAGCGGAGTACAACTGCGAGAATGTGGTCTTCCTTGGCGATCTCTTCGAGCGTGGAGACTCCATCGACGCGATGTCCTTCGATCTGGTTGCGGAGTGGATGCCGAAACTGGCGGACGTGTCGGGCCATGCCATCGCGCTCGTGGGCAATCACGACATCTACTCGAAGCACGCGGACGTTCACCTGATGCGTTGGCTCGAACTGGCCGGGTGGCAGGTCGTCTCGCAGCCCAGCGTTCTGGTCTTCGACAACGATGCCCCTCCTGCCCGCTTCGAGCCGTACAGGAGGTATGATGCGATGCAAGCGCCGCTTGGAGCGTTCGCCAAGAGCCTGCTCTTCGGACACTTCGATGTGCGGGGCGCCCCTCTACGGCCCGGATTTCGGGAGAAGAACGGAGCGGATGTTGATGGTGTTAACTCGTTCATTGGGCACTATCACCATCCGGATCTTCAGACCTCGAATGGTGTGAAGAATTGGACCGTCTTCGTGGGCGCTCCGTTTCACCGGAACTGGTCAGACATCCGCACTCAGGAGCCTCGTGGCGCGGTGATCCTCGAATGTGGTGGAGACGGAGCGCGGAAATTCGAGCGCGTGGAGAATCCGCACTCCCCGTTCTTCGAGACGGTGGACGTGACTCGCGAGACGAGGATCTCCTCTACCGAGGCTCTCAAGACCTTTGTGGACAATTACGATGAGCCCGGACGCACACACCTCCGGATGTTTGTTCATCAGGGGGACGAAGAACTTGCGCACACACTGGCCAAGGACTTCAGGAGCGTAAAGGTCATTCCTTCCCGGCACAGGGCTACGGAGACGGCCGCGAGGCACTCGATGCCCGCGATGGAGTTGTCGCCGGAGAAGATCCTGACCGACACGGTGATGCGGGATAAGGTGACGAAGCTCGACAAGAAGACGTTACTGAAGATGGGATCGAGCCTGCTGGAGATTGCAGAGGGAGACAAGCTGTGAGAGCGAAATGGGAAGTTGATGTGGAGCAGGACAGAGAGGTGATGGAGGAACTGTGCTGGAAGCCTTACGGCTGGCAGGTCCTCGACAAGCTCCATCATTGGGCTTGGAAGATCGGCGGGAGGAGACTCCACGATTGGCTCATCAGCCGGAAGTGGTACAAGGCGTGGGCCGACAGAAAAGACATCTACGACGACTCGTGGAAGGTGAAGCAGACGAAGGATCTCTCCTCGGCGATAGACGAACGGATCATCGAGGAAATTGAGTTGAAGATGAGCCGAGGGAGGGTGGACTCATGAGGAGAGCAGCGCAAGTTGGAGTCGGAGGGTCCCGGAAGATCCGGGGGCTCTTGCCATCGGGCGTGTCCTTCAGTGTTGGTCTGGAGTATGCTGAATTCCTTCGGAACGAAGACGGGAGCAAGTCTCTCGCGATGATGCCCATCGTGCGCCTCAGGGGAGAATTTCAGAGTGCTTCAGGGGCTCGTCTCTTCGACCTTGACCTTGGAACTTTGGAGAGCGACCAGAGGCCGGAGACATTCGACAAGATTCGGTCTGTCCTCGATGAGGCTGAGGATCAGTTGGGGATCCTGTTCATGGCCTTCGAGGCGAGAAGGAAACAGCAAGAGGATGAGCGTGAAGATCATTCGGCTGAAGGCTAAGAACTTCCTCGCGTTGGGCGAGGCGTCCCTGACGTTTGGGCAAGGGCTTGTCCTCATCGAAGGTGTGAACCGCGACGAGGCGTACAGCCTGTCGAATGGGTGTCTGTCTGGGGATACGTTGATAGATGCCCCTCGTGACTTGGAGAAACATCCGGATGGAATTCCCATAAAGGATCTCGTTGGGTCGAAGCCTGTCGTGTACGGGATGAAGAATGGGAAGATTGTGGCTGTCCGAGCTACCCGAGTGTGGCAGACTTCCAATTCGGCGGAAGTTGTCCGGGTTAGGTTTAGGCGGCCTACTTATCATGATGGGAATCGGAGTAAGAGGTTTAACCGTCATGAAGAAATAGTGGGGACCCCTGACCATTTGGTGATGTTGGTGGACGGCACGTACAAGCCTCTTGGAAAGTTGCGGCGGGGGGACCGCTTGATGCCGTTGAGGAAGCCGAACCATGAAGTCATCTCAGTTGAGTCGTTGGGTCCCCGACCTGTTTATGACATGGAGGTCCCGGAGACTTCTAATTTCGTCGCGAATGGAGTGGTTGTCCACAACAGCGGCAAGTCCTCTCTCATCGAAGCACTCTTCTGGGGGCTCTACGGTAAGACGATTCGTGAGGGTCTCAAGGAAGATGTGATCAACGATGCGGCAGGAGAGAAATGCCGGGTTGAGATCCTCCTGACGGTCGGCGGGAAGGAGTACAAGATCCGCCGGAGCAGGAAGCCGAATGGCCTGACGCTAAAGACAGGTCGCGATGCGCTCGCCATCTCGAATGGGGAGGAGGAATGCTGGCAGGACATGACCTGTCACACCGTCAAGGAGACGGAGAAGCTCGTGGCCCGAATCATCGGGATGCCTCCCGAGCGGTTCCTTCAAACGATCCTTCTCGAAGGTGGGATGAAGGCGGCGTTCGCACACCTGACAGACACGTATCGGAAGCAGTTCCTCGAAGAGATCCTTGGGCTTCAGGTCTGGGAGAAGTTTCAGAAGGCGACTCTCTGGGCTGTACGAGAGGCAGCGGATGAGATCGGGGAATTCCAGCGGGCTATTGACCGGGTGAAGCAGGACATCGGTGACGCTCATCGACGGATCGTGAAGCTTTCCGAAGGGAATCCGGAGGGCCTCGAAGAGGAAGCCCGGGAGAAACAGTCCAAGATCAGGAAGGACATCGACTCACTCGACAGGTTGATCGAGGAAGCTGAGAAGTTGGCCGACATCGACCCGGAACATGAGAACGAGGTCTACGAGGCGGTGAAGTCCGTCAGAGATGATGGTCATCAGCGAGTGCTGTCGCTCAGGAAACAACTGACGCTCAAAGAGGCCGAGCTTCACGAGCTTGAATCATTGATTGAGAAGGGCGAGTGTCCGACTTGTGGGCAGGCCGTGAAGGCCGAGGACTTCCGATCCCGATTGGACGCAGTTCGGAAGAAAGTGGGGGTCTTCTCGCAGCATCTCGAAGAGGCGGAGAACGAACAGGACGCTACTGAGAAGCAGTATGAAGAAGCGAGGACGGCGCTCGATCAGGTCGAGAGCAATGTGCGGGAAGTGCAGTCTCGTCTCCGATCTCTGAAGCGGGAGAAGAGATCCCGTGAAGAGCAGTTCGAAGACATCCGTTCGAGTTTGGAAAAGTTGCGGTCGGCTCACGATAGGACAGGTGATACTTTCCGCGAGCGGATAGAGGAACTGAAAGAGACGCTGGGGGATTATCAGAGGGACCTCAAGCGGGCGAAGCGGGACGCCGAGTACGCCGAGTACTGGCGGGCGATGGCTCCAGAGCTTCGGGCGAGTGTCATGCGGTCGGTCCTCGATTACCTGAACGACAGGCTCGAACTCTATTCTGAGATTATCAGTGACCGCGATGAGGTCGTGCAGCTTGTCCTCGACGGATCGAAGATCATCATCGAAACTCGCGTGGGTGGAAGCGTGAAGAAACACTCGATGCGATCCTCGGGTGAGCGCAGGCGGACGGATCTTTGCGTCCAATTTTCGTTGAATGATTTGGCTGTTGCTTCTGGTGGCGACGTGCCTCCACTTCTCGTCTTGGACGAAGTTCTCGACCCGCTCGATCCGATCAGCGCGAAGCGGGTCCTCGAATTGTTGGACAGGAGGGCGCAGGATGAGGGGCTTTGTATCTTGGTAACAAGTCACAATCCGGCGATGAAAGATGGGCTCCCGGCGAGTGCTCGAACCGTCACGGTTGCAAAGGAAATGGGGATGGCTCGGGTCGAGTGATGCAAGTAAAAGGAAGGTACTGATGCATCGGTTTGTGATCTGGCAGCACTACCAGTACGAGTTCTACGAGGTGCTTAAGGAGACGGGCCAGAGGTTCTACGGTAAGGCGGTCAAACTCTCTGGCAGGTGGTGTTTCTCGCAGCAATGGATTGATAAGCGTCAGGTCATCGCTGAGGTCCGGCACGAGGAGCGAGACAAAGCTATTGAAGCTGGCCGCGTGCTTATCGAGAAACTCGAAGACATTCGCCAGCGTCATCGGCGGGCCGAGGCGGAAGTGGATGCCAAGTTTCAGGAAGAGAAGGATGAGACACTGAAGCCGTATCGAATTCCTAATTCTTAAGGACCGGAGATATCCTTTGACGAGGGAACAACTGGTCGAGAGCTACCGGCAGGCGAGGGATGAGTTGGAGACGATCATTCAAGAGATAGTGGACGGAAAGTGACCAGAGATATCCTCGAACGCTTCGCTGAGATCGCTCGCGGTGAGATCCTGAAGGAGTTTGGGATCGACTCCTGCATTGCCTCGACCCGGGTTACGCTCGAAGTGATGCGGTCGCTCAAGATCCCGGCGAAACCTCTTCACGTCCGGTTGTTCGCGATGAACCGGGCGATGGCGAAGAACATCGATGAGTTCGGTTACCCCGACCCCGAAACGCTCGGACACTGGTGCAGTGAAGACGGCGCTCATTCGGTTGGAGTTGGCTACGGGGCTCCGCCGGGCGTCGAAGGTTGGAACGGCCATCTCGTCGCCTTTGTTGGCACCGGGTATCTGGTGGACGCTTCTCTCGATCAGGTCGAGAGACCGCAGAAGAATCTGCTCGTCCCTGTCTCCGGTGTCTTCTGGACGAAGATCAATCAAGCGGGGTTCATTACCGGGAAGATCCCGATGATCCGGGTCCTTCCTTCGGCGGTGCTTCGTTATGAGGTGGTAGTGCCTCCGGACCTTGGCTACAAGGATTCTCCGAACTGGAGACTCCGATACCAAACCGCTCCCGCTGTTGGGAGAATTTTGAAGAGATTGAAGCGGTGACCAACATGGACGGTGAGGAAGGGCCTTGAAGAAAGGACCTTTGACCAAACAGGAAGAGACTCTTCGGTGTTTCTCATGTAAGGTGAGGAAGCCGGATGAGGAATTCCGGGAGGACGAGAATTACCGTACCCGGAGACATCGTGCGACGGTCTGCAACGCCTGCCGTGGCGAAGGAAAGAAGCATCCCAAAGGGAAGACCGTCGAGGAGATCAGAGCCGCAGAGCAAATGAAGTTCGCTGAGGTGAGGAAGAAGCTGGATTGCGGCCCCTTATTTGACGCGGAGAATATCTGATGAGCGAAGGAGAAGAGACAAACGAGTCAGTTACATTGCGTCGAAGCCTCTGGCTGAAGGGACCGGGCGATTACCTGATCTTGGGGCCGCCTGAGACGAAGGACCTGACCCGGGTGGGATTGAAAACTTGAACGAATTTTCATTCGGACTTACCTTGGAGTCACGATGACGTACACGCTGGGAACACTACGAAGGCTCGGACTCGACAAGGAATTCACCTCCCTGCTCTGGCGGTATGTTCCGAAGACCGCCAACGATCAGGAGGCGAAGGCTCATGTACGGGGTGCCATCGAGATCGCAGAGAAGGTGGGGATCGTTGGCGCGGAGATGATGCGTCAACTGGCCAAGATGCGACTCGCCCGTGTCGTCGATCCCGGGCTCTATGCCGAGATCATCAAGCTGCACAAGCGGGCGGCTGAGATGATTAGAGAGAGATCGAGGACGGAGGAGGAAAAGGCAGATGTCGATCTGGGGGATCAGGCCGAAGATGCCGAGGAAGCCGGAGAGAGTTCGGAGGCCCCGGAGGCCGAAGCGGCCGAAGGCCCCAAGGCTCAGGGTGTCGAAGAAGGAGATGGAAATGGTGAGGAGGGTGATGAGGAAGAAGGAGATGAAGAGGACGAAGCGGAGGAGGAGTCTGAGGTAGAGGAGCCGATGAAAGGGGTTGAGGAACGGAAATTTGAGGACATCAAGTATCTGACCGCTCCTCACCCGTTGAAGCCGAAAGCGATTGAGCAGTACGCTGACGACTTCCTCTTTCCTGTTCCTCCCGAGCGGTTGTGGCGATACAAGACTGCGCTCTACAAAAGTTTCGCCGTTCTGGCGAAAACATCCCGGACGAAGGACAAGCATTTCAGGGCGTGTTCGCGTAAAGGAGTGTCGAAGGCGCAGTTCGATACGGCATGGCGGACGTGGGAGAGAGACGGGAAACGGGTCGGTTGGCAATTGGTCGAAGGCAAACCCGGTGAGTTTCAGCTTCAGCCGATGAGGCCCATTGGATGAGAATCCTCGGTATCGACTGCGCTCTGACGAAGACGGGCTATGCTTTGATCGAAAAGAACTCTCATGGGGCGAAGCTCATTCGGAGCGGGCTCGTCAAGACGAACTCGAAGGACGAGATTCCTACTCGTCTTCTGATCATCTACGACTGTCTTTCTCAGATACTCATCGATGATCCCGTCGATGTCGTGGTTGTCGAGAACGCGATGTTCGTGGCGGCGGGAGCAGATGCGGCGATCAAACTCGGGGCCGCTCGTGGGGTAGTCTATTTGATCGCGGCGCAGTTGGGCCTTCCCCTGTATCTTTACGCGCCGACGACTGTGAAGAAGAACGTGGCCGGACACGGAAGAGCAGGGAAGGATGAGGTGCAACGTGCGGTGAGAGAGACACTGAACCTGAAGTCTACACAGCAGGAGGACGAGGCCGACGCGACGGCCGTGGCCCTTTGTTATCTTGTGAGGGAACAGGGATTTTGTATTTCGATCTAGTCAAGGCGGCTAAAGAGCCTTCCCGTCACCATCTCGCCTTCCGGCTTTACGAGCACTATCGAAAGACCGGCAAGCAGAGGTATCTCCTCGGGGCGTTCCGTTACTCGCTTCCCATCGTCGCGATCTGTTTCGGTGAGAAGCTCAAGCTTGAAAGGCAGGATTGGGAGGACGTTCTCTCGATCTGCGCAACGGAACTCTACTACGGATGGCTTATGAAAGCTCATTGGACGCGCCTGAGTGGCCCCGAGGCGTATTTTCAGGCTGTCTACAGGGTCGCCTATTCCCGGGCTGTGAACGCGCTCAAGAAGACGATCTATCAAAGGCCCCTGCCGAAGATCCCGCCTTCCGAGTGGATGCTGTACGGGGTCAATGGTGTGCCCGAGCATCCGTCAGAGTGCCTCGCCAGAATCTATAAGGGGGAGGTCCTCGTCTACATCAGGAAGAGGGTTCCTGAACTAGTTCGGTGCCGGAGGAAGGAGAGAAAAGTCATCTCTGTCCTGCTGGATCGAATCCTCGATGGGACGCTTAAGGTGTTGCATCATGGGAACGGGGCGATATCCACGAGTTTCCGATTCAACGGATCGGTGGAACAGAGCCGACGAAAGCTCCTGATCGACAGGATCTCGCTCTGTTGTCGCAGGGCTATGTATGAACTGGAGGACGATGGCAAGCGGTTCGATGGCCTGTCCGTGAAGGGAGTTCTGAAAGGAATGTTGAGGAAGACATGGCAGCCCTCCCCAAGCTGATCGACCCGGCTATCCCGAAGTACTTCGATGTCTTCGCGGCCGTGCTGATCTACGATTACGAGAACACTCTTCTCCCTGACCTCATCGACGTGTTCGGAGAGGAACACCTCCCGAAGTTTCTTGACATCTTCGCCGGGACGACCTTCACGGTTCCGACCCGGGAACAAGTGTCCTCGGTCATCAGAGATGTGGAACTCTACCTGACTTTAAAGGCGGGGAAGATGACCAATGAGGACGTGGCGCGAAAGTACGGGATGACCAGCAGTGCTGTGTGGAAAGTCTACTCGAAAGTCCGGAAGATCGTTGAGGGGACGGGTGCCTAAGAAATCCAAACCAAAGGCCAAACCAAAGGCCAAACCGAAACCTCCGGCAATCGTGAAGGCAGTCGTGGAGGATGTTACCCGGGTGGGTCCGGCAGAGCTAGTAACGATCTCCCCCGACGACATGCTCGCGGAGGTTAAGCGACTGGTCATGGAGCCTGCGTCGAAGAGCGAGCTTGAGAGTGTCCTGCGTGCTATCAGGGTCGGGCACGAAGAGAAGATCAAGATGGCGGCGATGGCCGTCGCTCATCACAGGCTTGGGAGGATACTAGAGCAACTGGCCACCGTGTCCCGTCTCGAAGGCGAACTCTCGGATGTCAAGCGGCTCGGTCCTGCGGCGAAGACTACGGATCTGCTCCGGGCTCTTCAATACTACAGCACGGAAATTTATCGCGCTCTGGATTTCCTGTTCGAGCAACTCAGTCCTGAGGAGATCGCTAAGGAGGACTTTGACTTCTACCGCCGGAAAGATGAAGAGGAGATTCAGGTCATCAGTCGGGAGGACAGAGAGAAGCTTCGTCGGCTGGTCAAGGACATCTCTGATGGCATCGAGAGGGAGTTCCCTGTCGCGGCGGCGAAGGAGTCGCCGTCGGGTCCTCTACGGGCATCATCGATGACGGTGTTGCCCAAGGCTCTTCCACCGCCGAGAGGTCGAGATGTCTCACAGTGAGATGGACCCTTACGCACGGATAGAGAGTGCTAAAGCGAAGCTCAACGTGGCGGATAATCTGGAGCAGAGGTCGCGGGAGCAATTTGAACAGGGAGATGCGGTCGGGGCTCTGGAGACATCTCGCCGTTCCCTATTCCTCGCGATGGACGGGATGGAGGACGTTATCAAGTCCGGGCTTCTGACGGAGGAGGAAGAGGTTCAAGTGGCGGTCCGCTTGAAAGAGATGTTAAGGGAGTACGGGTTCGAGGTATGAGTCAGGTCATCATAACGAAAGACGACGAAACCCTGTTGGCTCGTATGGTAGAGGAGTTCCTCCACGAGCGGCGGGAACTGTGGGACTCTCTCAAGCCAGAGGCTCGGGAGAGATTTCGCATGATCCTCGAAGAGTACCGTACTCACCCTTCCCCTCCGGCTCGACTCGACTCTCCGGGAGTCTCCAAGGCGCTTGACAAGCTCTGGAGGGATGACTTCAACGAGCAGCCTCCGGACATCGATGATTTCATCGAAGATCCTTACTTCCTCGGGGACGCTCTGTACGGGGGTGAGGACTGGTACGGGAAGCCCGTGCTCGGCGGACAGGTGTGGCCGAACTGGAGGGATCCGATCCGAGAGGTCATTCACGGGCAGTATTACGAGGTCATTTTCTCCGGTGCGATTGGGACAGGCAAGACTTCTGCGGCGCAGGTGATCATGGCTTATGATCTCTGCAAGCTTCTTTGTCTGAAGAACCCTCAGCAGTACTACGGCTCGATCCGGACGAAGCCGATGGTCATCGCGCTGTTCAACATTACGAAGAAGCTGGCTACCGAGGTCAACTACGCACCGTTCCGGGCTCTTATCTCAGCGTCTCCGTTCTTCCGAAAATCTCTTGTGGAGGATAGGAGTGAGAGATGGATCAGAATTTCGGGCGACCGGTTGAGGATCGCACTTGGAAGTAGTCAGGTTCATGCTCTGGGGGAGGACATTGTTGCGGGCTACCTCGATGAAGCGAACTTCAAATCTCCTACGGAGTCGGTGAATCAGGTGGCCCGGACCTATCAGGCGGTTGCCCGTCGTATGGAGTCTCGGTTTATGGAGGCGGGTCGGATTCTCCCGGGGCACCTGATCCTGCTCGGCAGC